TCAATTACAAGTTTTATAACATAGACCTAAAAAATGGATAATATAAAAATAGTAAGACTGCAATCAGGTGAAGATGTTATAGCCAATTATGCTGATGATGAAGAAGGTTCAATTACCTTAACTAACCCAATGTCTTTGATGTTCAAAAGAATGCCAACAGGCAGAGCTGTAATGATGATGAGTCCTTGGTTACCTTTAGAATTAGTTGAAGATAATGTTGCTTGCATATATGCTCAAGACATTCTTTCCGTATTTCAACCAAAACAATCAATCATTGATTATTATAATACAACGGTAACAGAGGTTGAAGAAGATAGGCAGAATGAAGAAATGAATGAACTGCATGACCTTGAAGAAGATGATTTAGAAATGTCAGCAGAAGAAGAACAAGAGGCTATGGAAGAATTAAACCTGCTTCGTCAGGATATTAAGAAGAAGCTTTTACACTAAACTTGCAAACGGAACACCGCTACTATAACATTGTCAAGCGATAAATGAGGCAAATGTAGCATAAAGATGGTGCTTTTTGTGGAAAGTATGATATAATGATTGTATGTTAGAATATAATGAACAGAACCTACAAACAGTATGTGAGATTATCAAACGAAATCTTACACCAGATTTGTTGCCAAAAAAATGGATAATTAAAAACGAAAGTAATCCTGCCTTTGGCCATTGTCATAATGCCTCTGGTTGTTTGTATAAGATATTTGGTTCTAAACAATTAAGTTTGTACCGAGGCTTTGATGGTGAAATATATCATTGGTGGGTACAAGACAAAGCAGGTAAGATAATTGATTTAACCTCAGAACAATACACAAGTATTGGTAAATTACCACCTTATGATAAAGCTGAGAAATCAGGACTACTTGGTTTTGATTATAAAAAAAGAGTTCTTAAATTGCATGACAGAGTAGTAAATGAATTGAGCGGTAATAAATTAGGATTATTAAATCATTATGAGTAAAAAACACTATGTCAACAATGCTGACTTTCTGGCATCTCTGATTGACTATAAAGAAAGATGTAGAAAAGCTAAGAAAGACAAAAAGGAAGACCCACCAATTCCAAATTATGTTGGTGAATGTTTTTTAAAGATTGCAGAACACCTATCTCGTAAGCCTAATTTTGTATCTTATTCATTTCGTGATGAGATGATTTCAGATGGTATTGAAAATTGTATTCAATATTTTCGTAATTTTGATGAAACTAAATCAAAGAATCCATTTGCTTACTTTACACAGATTATTTACTTTGCCTTTTTGCGTAGAATTCAAAAAGAAAAAAAACAACTATATGTAAAGTATAAAGCAACACAACAATTTGGTATGCTTGACGAAGGCGAAATGTATGAAGATGCTGATGGTCATATGAAGCAGTTTGAACTTTATGATAACATTGCAGAGTTCATTGAAACCTTTGAAGATGCCAAAGAAAAGAAAAAGAAAGCAAAGATTAAAGGCCTAGAGAAGTTTCTTGACGCTGACGAATTGGACATTCCAAAAGAACTATGAAGATTGCTCTTATAAACGACACTCATGCAGGTGCTCGTGGTGATGACCCACGATTTAATGAATTCTTTTTTAAGTTTTGGGAAGGCACATTTTTTCCTTATCTAAAAGAAAATAACATTAAACACATCTGCCATCTCGGTGATGTGGTTGACCGCAGAAAGTTTATTTCATTTGTAACACTCAACTCGTGGCGTAAACGATTCTTTGATGTATTGCAGACAGAAGGTATTAATATGGATGTAATTGTTGGTAACCATGATGTTACTTACAAAAACACCAATGAGATTAATGCTATGCATGAGTTGTTTGACCATTACAATAATATTAATGTGATGATTGAACCAAAAGATATAGAGTATGATGGTCTATCTGTTGCTATGGTGCCATGGATTAATTCAAATAATTATGAACAAGCTTTAGAATTTCTAAAGACAACTAAATCGCAAGTAGTATTTGGACACTTTGAGATTGCTGGGTTTGAAATGGACAGAGGTAATGTGTGTCATACAGGAATGGACAAATCAACCTTTGATAGGTTTGATATGGTTTTATCTGGTCACTTTCATCACAAGTCTACCAATGGTTCTATTCACTATCTTGGTAATCAATATGAAATAACATGGGCAGATTATAATGACCCTCGTGGTTTCCATGTGTTTGATACCGAAACAAGAGAGTTGACATTTGTTTCAAATCCTAATAGAATGTTTCATAAAATTAATTATGATGATGCAACAACTGACTTTGCTTATTGGCAATCATTTGATTATGCAGCCTTGAAAGATTGTTATGTTAAGATTGTAGTATTGAATAAACAAAACCCATATCTATTTGATAATGTGTTAGACAATTTATACAAGGCAGGCATTGGTGATATTGCCATTGTTGAGGACTTTACCGATACGATTATTGAAGATGATAAAGACCTTGTGAATCAGGCAGAAGATACAATGACCATTCTATCCAAGTATATTGATAACTTGACATTGACTGTGGATAATGATAAACTTAAAACTTTAATGAAAGAGCTTTATGTTGAAGCTCTCACTACTGAAACTGAATGATATTATTTCGTAAACTAAAATGGAAAAATCTGTTAAGTACCGGCAACCACTTTACAGAGATACAGTTTGATAAATCACCCAGCACATTAATAGTTGGTTCAAACGGAGCAGGTAAATCTACAATGCTTGATGCATTGTGTTTTGTTTTGTTTGGCAAACCATTTCGCTCGGTGAATAAACCGCTGTTATTGAATTCAATCAATGGTAAAGATTGTATTGTTGAAGTTGAATTTAATTCTGGTAACAAACACTATAAAATTATTCGTGGCATTAAGCCAAATGTATTTGAGATTTGGCAAGATGGTGAGATGATTAATCAAGATGCTGCTGTAAGAGATTATCAAGAATACCTTGAAAAGTTTATCCTTAAATTAAACTATAAATCATTTACACAGATTGTTATTCTTGGTTCAGCATCGTTTACACCATTCATGCAACTATCGGCATCAGACCGAAGATCCATCATTGAAGAACTTTTAGATATTCAGGTGTTTTCTGCCATGAATAATATTCTAAAAGATAAGATTACAATGAACAAAGATGCCACAATAACTAAAAAATATGATATTGATTTGACTGAACAGAAATATAGTTTACAGAAAAAACATATTGATGAACTAAAACAAAACAATGAAGATAAGGTAAAAGAATATGAAGGTGAGATTAGTGGTAGTGCGAACACCATATCCACGCTGGCAGAACAGATTGAATTGTTCTCTAACGAAGTTCGACAGTTACAAATACTCGTCAATGCAAAAGCTGAAACAGAAGCTAAGGTCAAAAAGATTACAAAACTTGAATCGCAAATTGAAAGCAACTTATCCAAATTTCGTAAGGATATCAATTTCTTTCAACACAATGACGATTGTCCAACGTGTAGGCAAGCCATTGCCATGGAATTCAAAGAGAAGGAACTTACCTTACTTGGTACCAAGGTTACGGAATGTGACCATGGCTTGCAAGAGTTAGAGAAGAAGTTATTAGCAGAACAATCTAAACTGAATTCAATCTCTGAAACACAAAAGAAAATTCAAGAATTGCAAATTGAAATTGCAACCAAAAATACCACTATTACCGAAACAAACAAATATATTAAACGGTTAGAAAAACAGATTGAAGATTTGAAGTTAAACAAATCAAGTACCGACAAAGAAGAACAAGAATTAAGTATCATAAATGAATCATTAAGTCAGTTAAAGCAACATTTAAGAACCCTTATAGATGAAAAAACATATTATGAAGTAGCGTCTGGCTTGTTGAAAGATACAGGTATTAAGACCAAGATTATCAAACAGTATTTGCCAATCATTAACAAATTGGTAAACAAATATCTGGCATCATTTGATTTCTTTGTGAATTTTAACCTTGATGAATCATTTAAGGAAACAATCAAGTCAAGGCACCGTGATGACTTCACCTATGATTCTTTTTCAGAGGGTGAAAAACAAAAGATTGATTTGGCATTATTGTTTAGTTGGCGTGCTGTTGCTAAACTGAAGAACTCTGCCAATACTAATCTATTAATACTTGATGAAGTGTTTGATTCCAGCCTGGATGCCAATGGCACAGAATATCTAATGACCATATTGCAGATGTTGGAAGGCACAAATGTATTTGTTATCTCTCATAAAGGTGATATACTACAGGATAAGTTCCGTAGTGTGATTCGTTTTGAGAAGGTAAAGAACTTTAGTAGGATTGTAAAATGAACTTTGAACAATATTTGAGAAACTATAAAGAAGTAATTGATAAAGAAGTAGAGGGTTGGTTTTATCCTAAAGACATTATCATTACTTACGGCATATTAAAAGAATTACAAAAACCAAAAGGTGATGTGTGTGAGATTGGTGTTGCATATGGTAAAAGTGCCATTGCTATCTCACAATTTATTGGTAACAATAACTTTTATTTGTATGATATTTTTTCTGAATCTGATAAAGAAAAAGCCACATCTAATATTACAAAGTTTGGTAATTCCAATAATTTAATTTGGAGATTAGAAGATACAACAGAATTAAAGTTTGATGATATTGTCTTTCAAAATGAATTAAGGTTTCTCCACATTGATGGTTGCCATGAACATTCGGCTGTGTTAAGTGATTTGATGTTGTTTAGTAGTAAGATGAGAGATGATGGTATTATTGCACTTGATGACTTTCAAGACCAAGAATATCCTGGTGTGAATAGTGCAGCCTTTCAATTCTCATTATCAAATACTAATTATAAAAATTGGAGAATATTTGCGATTGGCGACAATAAGGCATATATGTGCCAAAAGAAATATGCCGAATTATATCAAAAGGCTTTGATAGATTACATTCAAAAGGCAAAAGAACAATACAATGTTCCATTTGCTATGCATTTGGGTTTGCGTGAACTTTTGGATATGAATGTTCTTATGTGTGATTCCAGAACGGCATGGGACCCACAGGTAATAAAAGAATCTTTATTTGACAAACCAATCATAGGATGATATAAT